AGCAGCAGATCCAGAAGCTCTGCCTCGATAATGAGCAGGTTACCAACCTATTCAGGAACCTGAGGAATGGGGAGGCCCGGCAAACAGCGATAAATATTGAGCAGAAAGCTAAGAACGCTGCTATAGATGTAGAGCAGGCTGCGCAGGATGTTAGAACGAGGAACCTGGAGGAAGGCGAACGGGTTATCCAGGTGAAGCTTTCAACAACTGACATGGCGAAGATCACTGCCATAATTACACCCCTCTCCGCCATAGCTATCGAGTTAGTCAAATTCATACTAACTAGAACTCTGTGAGGAGCCGAGAGGATGAAGACCAGAGTATCCTGGTGGATCAGAGATGGCGATGCCACGTGGAGAGGCGAGGACTATGTCTCGAGACGGGTCTCACTTTCAGAGGCTGAGGCGTTGCTTGACCACGCCACAGCCAAAGAGAACAGGGACCTCAAGTCTCTGCCCAAGTTCTGTAGCACCTATTACGGCTGCGCGGCCCCAGACGACTGGGGAATCACCAGGGTTGAATGTGAAATATGAATCGGCTCGATACTACAGTGAAGCAATATCCCTTAATTAGAAAACGGGATAGGATCCAGATAATTTTAGAGTTACTTCAGAGCTTCCTGGAGCCGCAACCTGTAACAAGGGTCAGAACTTTCAGCGAATGTCAACGAGCCAAATGAATAGTTATCTTCACCTCCTCATGAATATTAAGTTGCTACAAAAGGTAGCAGGCCCAGATTTGCGATCTAGGTTTCATTACGAACTCACAGATGAAGGCAGGAGAATGATCTACATGGTCCAGAAATCAGGGTTTCTGGACATTCTGAATAATCTAACAAAACAGGAGGATATAGAATAAAATATGATTCTAAATGGATTCAGCGGAAGTGTAACCTCGACGGCAGGGATTGATGCTATAATAGCGGCATCAAAGAAATACGGGTTCAACTGCTATAGGATAGCTTGTACCGCTTCTTGGACAACTGGAACACGCCCCTATAATCCGGCTTTTATCCAGTATTTCCTCGACCACTCAGACCTGACCATCATAGTTGACCGCAACCATAGGCTAGGATCAAGCGATCCAAGCCCAATATCAGATGCACATTGGGCTCAGGCAGAGAAGGATTTGCTTGAAGTATGCAGTAGATGGAAAAACGTATATGTCGAATTTATGAACGAGGATGTTGATCCAGACCTTTTTCCAAGATGTCAACACGCCTTAAACACTATAAGAAATGCTGGATACACAAATGGCGTTGTCATGCATAAACACTGGCAAGCACCATATAAACCAGGTCAGACCGATCCTCACATAATTGTAAAGCTCAACGATCCATTGAATAAAACATACCAGGGAATCCACCATTATTTTAATGAGACTAAAGATCCATATTTTGAGACTACTTATTACAAGAATCTGGGTGTAACAAACCTACTCGACACAGAGGTAGGTGCAAACTACAATGAGTCAAGTGCTTTCACGACTGCAAACGTGAAACTGTTAAGCGATTATCTGGCTTGGAAGAAAGCTCAGAAGGGAGGAGCCTGTATTTGGCTTAATAAAGACATAGGGAACCTCCCTAAATATGAGGAACTAGGATTAATTATTCCTCCACCAGATAACCCATGTCAGCAATACATAGATCAAATAGATATACTTAATGCTCAGATAAGCTCAGCGAACTCAAAGATTGCAACCCTAAACACACAGGTATCTAATTTGGTTATAAACACTCAAACTCTTAGCGACCAACTATCTGTAGCTAATAGCCAAATACCGAATCTTCAAGCCACAATTAATTCCCTGAACTCAAAGATAGTGAAAGCAATCACGGATCTGCAGTAGTGGGATGGCCGACTATGGCTGAAAAGGACTCTCCTAAAAGACCTTATGTCTCAAGAAAAAAACTAGAGCGTATTAACGAGATTCATCGCCTCATGGGCCTCGGAAAGCGTACATATCTTGAGATCTCAGAGGCAAAAAAGGGTGAACGAGGATGGAGTCTTAAAAGTATTCAACGTCTTGTCACATCTCCTGAAATGGAGACTATTCGAAAGCAGCTGCGGGATGGTACAGAGGACTATGTTGTAGGCCTTCTGAAGAGGCAGCAGGAACAGATTGAGTTTAGCGACTTGCCACCAGGCGCACAGTTGGCTTTCAGGCAGAAGATAATTGAACTCTACAAGCCGAGGGACGTTAAAGTATCCGGGGAATTGAAACAGAATTTAACGGTGAAGGAAAATGTCACAGCCGATCAACTCGCCGAAATCATCCCAGTCATCCTCGACATGGTCATGGAGGAGCAGGTCAGAAGAGCTGGCCAGGAAGGCTCTGATGATCCTGACGAATCCATGGATTCCTCAAAAACCAACCCCTAAGCAGTGGCGCTTCCTCCTCCTGTATAATCGTGAAGCTTTCTTCGGAGGCGCAGCTGGCGGAGGCAAGAGCAGCGCATTGCTCATGGGAAGCGCAATATATGTTGATACTCCAGGATACAATGCAATTCTATTTAGGCGCACACTCGAGGAGCATGAACTTCCCGAGGGCCTCATCCCACGCAGCAAGGAATGGTGGATGGGTAAGGCGAAGTGGAATGGCTCAGATTACAGGTGGACCTTTCCCTCAGGGGCCACAGTGAGCTTCGGCTACATGCGGAACCCCGACGACCACCACCGATACCAGAGCAGCGCCTTCCAGTACATCGGCTTCGACGAGCTCAGCCACTTCGAGGAGCTGCAGTACCGATACATGTTCAGCAGGCTACGCCGCCTCGAGGGCGTTGAGATCCCGCTCCTCATGCGGAGTGCATCAAACCCTGGTGGGACGGGCCATGACTGGGTGAAGCGTAGATTTATTGACCCCGGCGACCCTTCTCGGCCCTTTATCCCGAGCAGACTAGACGACAACCCATACCTTGACGGCAAATCCTACAGGGAGAGCTTAAGCCAGCTTGACCCTACAACAAGGGAGCAACTGCTTAATGGAGATTGGCAGGTTAGGCCTCCAGGAGGAATGTTTAAACGGGGATGGTTTACACTCGTCCACGAGATCCCAGCAGACATCCACGTCGCCGCCCGGTATTGGGACCTCGCTGCAACCGCCCCTGCACCAGGGAAGGACCCTGACTACACGGCGGGAGCTCTAGTCGCCGCAGGCCATGGCATCTATTATGTGGCTGACATCCAGCATTTCAAAGACACTCCTCTAGAGGTGGAGCGGCGGGTTAAGCAGACCGCGGATCTTGATCACCAGCGCCCCTTCAGCGTCTACACCTGGATGGAGCAGGAGCCAGGTTCAAGCGGCGTAAACACGATTGACCACTACAGCCGTGAGATCCTAACCGGCTACACTTTCCGAGGAGACAAAGTTACAGGGCCAAAGGAATTACGTGCTGCTCCATTCAGCAGCGCAGCTGAGGCCGGCAACGTACGACTAGTTGTAGGTCCTTGGGTGAATGATTTCTTGGATGAGGCAGAGGCTTTCCCTGATGGGCGGCATAAGGATATGGTGGATGCTGTCGGAGGCGCGGTGAGCACATTCAGGGCTACAGGGCCACCGAGTTACAGAGTTGGGAGAACATCAGAATGAAAATCAGAGGATACACATTCTTCGAGAAGGCAGCGTCAGAGACACCTAAGCCTTCAGCTAGGCGTGAGGTCGTTAAGATTGGTCATACCTCAAAGACAAAGCACCAGGAGGACAAAGGCCTACTTAGTTCAGGATCAACATGGACTGATAAGCTTCCACACCCGAAGAACATGGATGACTACGATGACCTGAACAGGGACAGCGAGGTTGGGACCGCGATTAATGTTCTCAGCAACATGACTGTTGGATCAGGTTACTATACGGAGATGGGTGAAGATGATGATCCAAATCACGCTAATAAGAAGATGATTGATGACTGGGCTGAAACCGTTGAACTTGACGAGTTAGCCGCACAGATCGAGCGGATAAGGCTAGGTAAGGGATTCTGCCCCGTTGAGATAATGAAGGACTATAAACTCAAAATTCTTCCACCTGAAACGTTCTACATCTGGAGGGATGCTAAAGGCAAAGTAGAAAAGTACACTCAAGAGATGAACCTGCAAACAATGGCGACCTGGCAGGGCGCAGAGATTGACAGTATCATACTATTCATTCGACACGAAGATCCACTTCACCCATACGGTCACGCGATCGTTGACAACATCGTTGACAATATTCATGTCAGGAGACAGGTCAATGAGGACATCCCTGATGTAATTCACAAGTATGCTTGGCCCTACCGCGTCTGGGAGAGCGATACAAAAGAGATTGGTGACGTCATATACACTGCAGCTACAAGCCGTAACGTGGATGAGGACATCTTCATCGACAATGTTCAGAAGGACCAGATGAGGATACACACCGAGACAATGGATCCCCGAATCAACTTCACCGAGTACGTTGTCCACAACGATGAGCAGATAGCAGAGGCTCTTCATGCTCCACTTCTAATCTACCTTAGAAATGCAACAGAGGCATCAGCGACAAAGATGCTTGAAGCCATACAGCTAGACATAGAGGGCGCTCAGCGCTACAATAAGCGCAGATATGAGAACCTGTTCAAGAGGATTGTAGGGGATCCTACACCTAAACTAGTATGGGGTAGCCCGAAGTCAGGTCTTGAGGATTTAACACTCGACCAACTGGCAAACACATTCAAAACTGGTGCACTAAACTTCGAGCAAGTTCAAGACCTTATGCAGAAGCTAGGATTGCCAATAAAAATAGCACCGCCGCAAGATCAACCAATACCTCCTCAGCAGGGAGTTGTCCCGGGGCAAGTACCAGGGATACCCATGCAGCCGGCGCAGATCCCGCCGAACCTTCAGACACAGTTGCAGACCCTTGAACACTACTATCGGAATGAGAAGATCACGCTCCGCGAGGCCCTTGATGAGGGCAACCAGGCGATCAGGGCGACGGTTGAACTGATGAAGGAAGCCAGTGTCAAGGCCATAGAGAAGGCTGGAGGGCCATCAGCGCCTCTTCCTGCTACCTCTGAGCAATGGTATAGTGATCTTCATAACAGTATATTCAGCGAGTACAAGAACCGCCTTATCCCTACCAGGGCGCCGGCTGGCAGCGATGTAGGTAGAGTGTTTGAAGTAAAAGTCGTGGCATAGTCAATGTCTGAGGCCCTGCTTCGGCGCGTAGCAGAAGTAGTTGCAGCTGTCCTTGAGGCACAGTATATTCCTTCATGGGTCAAGGTTCTGTTTCCAGAGCTGACCTATTTCTCTGCTAAGGATGAGTGGCGGTATCTGGCAATAATGGATGATAGGACTTGTCCAGACTGTGCGCCCCGAGATGGTAGAAAATATTTCGGCGACGGATTAAGGTCAGAGTTTCCGTGGCTGATGGTTGATGGCTCAGATTCAATCAGCCCTCGGGTTCATCCTAACTGCAGATGCATTATGCTCCGCGAGGCGTGGCTGCATGAGAATAAGGTGAAAATATGAGTTTAAAGTCGCGTCCACAGGGCAAGGAACTAGACTACATTAAAGCGTCAAAGGTCAGGCACACTAAGATGCGCTGTGCAATATGTGGAGATATAATCGAAGGTAAAGCATGGAGGATCAGTGAGTCACCTCCACGCTTCGCAGACACTAAATGCGCTAATCAGGGGACAAAATGATGGATGAAACAATAGTTGAGAGAGA